GATAGCCATCGTAGTGGCAGTAGACGCTTTTGCAGACATCGCCGTGCATGACAGCTACTCGTGAACGTGTTCCCATGTTTCGCTCCTAGGTTGTTTAAACAAGTGTGTATTATACTGCCAAATGGGGTTGTTGTCAACCCCTGTTGTTGTTAATCTACGTAATGCACGTCTTTAAAGCTCTCATAGCCAAACTTAGCTTCCCAGCTAGCAATAAACTCAGCGCCTACGTCCAAGCTCACGTAGTTGTCTCCCTGCATACCCTGCTCGCTGTAGCACAAGTCTACCGCAAGCCCACGCTCCTTAATAACTTTTTGCAGTTCGCCATAAAAGTTTTCGTCAGTGTAAATTAAGCCATCTATGTTAACGTCCCACGTGCCTGTGTCAAAATATACACGCAGTTCGCCAAAGTCCTTGTCCTCTGCAACATAGCCCAGCTCCATGTGCGTTACCAGCACGTCAGCCTGTGTAGTGCTCCAAAGCCCAGTGCCTGCTGTGTGCAAAATTTCGTTTACCTGCATAGTTTCGCTCCTATTGCTGTTTAAGTGTTTGTATTATAGCGCACTCTAGCCAAATTGTCAACTAGTATGCGCTATAACCCTACACTAGAGTCAACTTCTACATAGTCCAGTAGAGCTCTGAGCTAGGGTCGCAGCAGCGTGGGGTGTTAACGCTTTGGGTGAACTCTTGCCCCGTCATCAAGTTACGCCGAGTCACACGCTGCTCTATCACTGAATGATACCATGCTGCTTCCGCAGCGGCCATCCAAAACAGGGGGTCATCTTCGTCAGCATTGCTGCCCGGCACGTAGGGAAAGTGTTGCGCATACTTCTTATGGGCCCTGGTGATAGCTGCTTGTGCAGCTGGGTGGGTCTTGTAGCTCTTAACTATGGCAGATGAACGCTTGTCATAGACATACCACATGTTTAGTCTCCTCGGGTGTCAGTGTTTAAATTTGGACGAAGCTCGCGACGCAGTTCTACTTCACGACGATGTGCCGCAGCCTTGCCTCGGATGATTTCATGCACGATGATTTCGATGTCATCTTTTGATGCTAGCTCGCGCAGTGCTGAGCACAGGGCCCAGTTCTTGAACTCTGTTTTGGCACGATAGAAGTGCTTGGCTGCTCGTGCGCGAACTGACTTATTAATAGTAGTCTCAGTCTTGGCAGTGACGCCAATGTAGTTGCCCTGCGGAACACGCAGTTCGTAGATGATGTGATTGCGATCGTTTCGTTTAGCTCTCATAGTTTTAATATTATAGCACCATGGAGCCAAAATGTCAACCAAAATTGCCTATAGTTGACTCAGCTGTAGGGTTTCTAGCGTATGGCCCACAGGATCAGCACTGCTGCGCACATGATGATGCCCGCGATGACCCCCAGCTGCTGTATGGGCCACAGCTCGTGAAACCAACGTTTGAAGTCGTCTAGGGGGTCTAGGGGGTTGGGCTGTCTCATCACGGTCTCTCACTGTGCTGCGCTGCTGCTGTTGTTGGGTGGTAGGACCGACCGGAATCGAACCGGTATGCATTGCTGCGAGGGATTTTAAGTCCCTTGTGTCTACCTATTTCACCACGGTCCCACATGCTGCTGTATCTGGCCACGCCTAAGGGATTCGAACCCCTGACCCACAGCTTAGAAGGCTGTTGCTCTATCCAACTGAGCTAAGGCGTGAATTTGGTGGGCCCCCCGTGAGTCGAACACGGCACCAACGGATTATGAGTCCGCTGCTCTAACCAACATGAGCTAGAGGCCCTGTAACTAGTGTAATTAATCCTCTCTTGGGTGCGGTTGGTTAACTTCTGGATCCCACAGTGCTGCACGTTGCTGCTGTCCTGCTGCGACGAATCTGTGTAGATCTTCCATTCTTTCCTGGAACACCTCCGGGCTAGCTGCTGCTACACGCTGCATGTCCCAATCACCGGGATAGTGACGCAGCGCCCCGCGAGCACGATCACGTATACCTGAGGCCACTCTGGGAGTCATTTTGGGGTCACAGAGCTCTTCCAGCAGCCTACGTGCCTGCTGCACAGCTCTGTATCGTTCATCTGGTAATGTCAACTCTCTGCTCCTTGCCAAAGCTCTTTTCTTAAGCATGAGTCTATTATACGATCATTTTGACCCTTTGTCAAGCAGCGGGGCCGCCTTTTGGCTAGCTTGATCACGTATACGAGTGTAGATATCCCAATTGCGACTGTCCCGCCATATCATCTCCGCACAGCAGCGAGCTAGAAAGCCCGTGGCCCATATGAATGCCAGATGCCGTTCGCGATGTGTATAGGGATTTAGTTCAGAGATATCACGCAGGATCCGATCAGCTAGTTCACGAGTGTTAGTCATTGTGTGTGTAACCTTAGCAGCGGGGCCTACAGGGCAAACGCTATGTATAGCATCAGATAACAGATCACAGCCAATTGTGCATTGACTCTGTCCTGCCACGAGTCACTAGTCAGTGCCCAGTATACTAGTAGAGTGAATAAAGGCACAGAGGCCAAGAATAATATAGTAGTGATCACAGTTCGCTCCCGTGTATACTATACTTATACAGTGACTAGACCGTAGATGATCACGTTTTCAACGCAGCGGGGCCGGTAGATCTCTACAGGGAAATGGTGGAAAACTGATCGTTTGAGCAGAGTAGAGTCTAGAATTTCATACAGTAGAGAATCGTCAGGTCGGTGGTAGGAGAGGCTTAGCTAAAATACCACACAATTCCACACTTTTTCACACTTTTTTGCACTTTGTGGTATCCCCTACCCCCACTATAGATGTCTATACGCATGCCACTACTCCTAGTCCGATCAGTAAATCACACTTTTTGCTACTTACTGATCACGCACACACGCACACACGTATACGCACAACTCACGCAGCGGGGCCTAGGAGTCGTCCTCGCTCTGCGAGAGACTCCCTACAGTTAAATCCTCTGTGTCTACAGTATCTTCTATGATCACATACGTAGCAGTCTCTACGGTGCCGTTGGCCAGCTGGCATTGTTCTGCTTCCCAATTGTCCCCTATGCACACACGCTCTATACGATCTTGAAAGCCCAAATGCGAGTTACGAGCACGTTGGGCGATTCGAGCGCCAGCTCGAGTCTTATAGTAACGAACTCGTTCTTCAGAGTCTTTGTGCACCAAATAGTAAACAGTCTTTTGCATACTGATATTTAAACCTCTCGGGTCTTTAGACCCTGATTACTGTAAATAATTCTATGTATACACTCAACTATGACCATCAGCAGTTGGATCGCTTACAGGATAGGATACGGGTAGGACAGCCAATTCGTATCATACACATACTCTGGGACTACTCAGACGGCTTTTCAACTCATTGGGAAGATCGATACATAGTCATAATAGACTGTGATCCTGAGACTTATACTTTACTATGCTTGATATAAAGTTATTCTGTTATCGTTACCATCCATTTGAACAGTTAGCCTACGATGAAGAAGCTGTTTGGCGAGATATACAAGCATGGGGAGGTTGGATGAGTATCAGAGGAGATTGCATAGACTTCTTTGTGCCCTGTGAGTATATTAGTTTTTTTCTACTCAAGTATCCGGAACTCTCACGTCAACCTGCACTAGACTACGTATAGTTATATGCGTAGATAATTATTCAAATTCCCTACACACAATCTGCGCTGCGCTTCGCGCTAAAAAATTTGCGCTGCCCCTCCGGGCAGTAAATACTCTGATGACCTACTCTCAATTACTAGCCTTTGGTTGCAGTCACGTTGCGGGCTGCGAGTTGATTCCTATGCCTCCTCAGTGGTTCGCAGACTATGACAGTCAGTGTAAGCCTCTCAGCTTTAGCAATCAGATCGCGGATCGTTTAGGAATTCCCTGTGCAAATTGGGCCATGAGCGGAGGCTCAAATGCTCGCACACTGAGATTGCTGGCTCGTGAACTAGCAGCATTGAGTCCCAGCATCGTGATCGTAGGCTGGACCTATACAGATCGCTCAGAGTGCTATTGGCCTGATCCAGGGCAGTGGCCCTCTAGAGATCAGGATCTTTATCTGCAATTGGGCTCACAGTGGCTGGACATGCCTGACTGTGACACCGCAGCTAATCGTGCTTACATACAGCACATATGGAGACCCAATCCTACACTGGCCACTCTGCATCGTTGCGCTCAGGCTCTGTGTCTGCAAGGTGGACATCAGCTCATAGAACTGATCATGACTGACGAACCCGATCTTGACACACCCTGGGCACTGAGCATAGAGGGCAGACCGAACTATCCGCAGTGGCTGAGAGATCGAGGCTTTGCCTGTGGTCCTTGGGGTCACGGACTTGAAGACGCTCATGAAGCTTTGGCTGATCTGTTGGTCAAAGCGGTGCAGGTAGAATAAATAATAACATGAAGAAATTCTTTTTGATCATGATCTGCGCACAGTTGTTATCAGGCTGTGCTGCCCTAAGCACAGTTCGGGGTTGGATCCCTTCATTCTGGGATGATAATCAATCAGCTAAGATCGTGGATGTTCAGCTCAGAGTGGATCGCATCAACTGTGATCAGCCACAGTTGGCACAGGCAGAGCGCATACGTGATGATCTTAGATGGTTTGAACTGTATTCTAACAGCAAGGGTTCTAGACAGGCAGATGTTCTGCGCTTGATCAAGCCCATGCAGGACACAGTGGATGATTGGTATCGGCGCAGTCTAGATCAGCAGGGCTCAAAGGGCTACTGTGAGATCAAAAAGAAGATACTGCAATCACAGAGTGAACGAGCTGCTTCTGCAGTTCTAGGGAGATTTTGATGCGTGAACAATTAGAACAATTAGTGCATACTGATCGAGCATGGTGCCAACAGCGAGCAGTCATGGCTCTGGAGATGCTCACACAATATGAGCAGGGTCAACTCACACAGAGTGAATTCGCAGAACTCATGCAGGATCTAGTTCGTTCAGATAGATTGGACGCAGAAGCCGATGATCTAGAGCTAAAAACACACTTAGTCATGGCCGTTTATGGAGCAGCGCAGTTAGTATGAAAATCCGAGAAATTATCACTGAAAACATCTTTACCTGTGACTATCACAAGGTCATGGACGCTGTGGCCCGGCTCTATCAAGAACACTACAACGTCAATATCTGGGACAACGCTGAAGCACATGACGATGCTGCCAAGGTCCTGATGAAAGAGCATCCCACAGAAGACGAACTAGATTTTATCATAGACACAGCCGAGTTACCAGAACGTTTTATGGAATTGGACTTTCCTCTAAACGATGAACTGATGTTTGGAGTCACATCCACAGATGCAAGCCTAGATGAAGAACCAGCTAGCCGTGAGCTATGCCAAAGCGGTAAACCTGATTCAGCATTGGGCGCCAGCCAACTTGCTTCTTGCAAAAGCCAGGGCTACAGATCCAGAGACGGTGGCAAGAGCCACAAAGTAGGATCTGAACGTGTCAAAGTCCGCGGCAAAAAGATCAAAGGTAAGAAGTATGGGGGCCCACTACCTGATTGGTCCTAAATGCAAACTATACATCCATCCACACTACTCATAGCACCTCCGGGCATACCCGATCGTAGATTTCGTAACGCAGTGATCATGCTGACCCACTCAACTGAGCAGGGCGACTTTGGCCTTTGTGTGAATAGACAGACCACACACAGCCTACAAGAAGTCACAGAACCCTTGGACCTAGGACCCGTGCCCGATCTCAGCTTATACTGGGGAGGTCCTGTGAATCCCGGCACTATCTGGATGTTGCATGACACGGGCTGGAGCATAGATCAAAGCATAGAGATCGACAGTGACTGGGCCATGACCAGCCACGCTGACATGTTCACAGCCATAGCAGATGGCCATGAGCCTTTACACTATCGTATGTTTATGGGATTTTGTGCTTGGCAGCAGGGTCAACTGGCCCGTGAATTGGTAGGCGAAAAACCCTGGAATCACAAACACAGTTGGCTGACCGCTGAGAATCTAGGCCCTGAGTGGTTGCTGGGCCAGGACCCTGATAAGATATGGGAATCAGCTACTACTCTGAGTGCCCACCAGGCTGTCGATAGTTGGCTTTGAATCTCTCCAACTTGGTCTGACAATAGATACAGAGCTGCACACCTGGCACTAGCTCTCTACGTGCTTGAGGAATATCTTCCCCACACTCTAAGCAGAACTCTTCACTGGGCAGTTCAGCCTGTTTGGCCAACTGCTTGCGAACATTATCCACAGCATTTTGATTAGTGAACAGAGCTTGGATCTGTGCGATCTCAGCTTCTTCTTCATTGTTGTATTCAAATACTTCTTTGTCGTTCATCTGATGTCTTTATGGTAGTTAATAATGAGTTGCGATGTTGTTTATACTTAGTCCAATTCTCTTGAATACGCTCTAGCACAAACCATTTGATCATGAATCCAAACACGATGGCTACACCAACTCCAGTTACCCAGATACCATAGTCACCGCCCATGCCCCAACCCAGGCCTTGTAGAAACATGGCCAGTATGAACATCTTTTGCCATGCCTGCCAGCTTTGCCACGTCCACTTTAAAAAACCAAATAACTCTTTCATATCACTCCTTTTTCTTTAGTTGATCAATAACCTGTTGTTTGGCCCTACGATCTAGATCAGCATCTTCTGCTTCTCGAATCTTATAGGCCATGAGATCTATAAATTCGCAGAGTGCTATTTTACCTTCGTCGGTGAGATGGCTGTAACCAAACCCAACTGAACTATGATAGTAATAATTACGGTTGTTTATGATTTCTTCTAGTCCACCGTAGACTAGGTCTTTGATAGCACCTTTTTGCATATTAGATTTTCTCACCTTTTGTAAATCCGCGGAATCGGAGGAAGCGAGGAAAACGGAGCGACCATGTGTCCTCACTATCCTGGCTCCTAGTCGCTGCATCTGCACGGATCTCCACGACCTGCCCAGGTAGCGAATCCTTAGCCTTCCAAAATTCTGCTCTTTGTTCGTCTGTAAAACCCGAACCGCAGTTGACCACAATCCTTTTACCATCATCTACACCTTCACAAACAATAGCACCCAACTTGCCTACATTTCGTCCTGTGCCTTCTTCTACAGCAGTAACAGCCAAAGATACTTCAATGAAAGGCTTCATCTTTAGCCACGAAGTAGTGCGTTTGCACTCATAGGGTGCATTGGGTTCTTTGATCATCACGCCTTCGTAGCCAGCTTCGATCATTTCTTTCATGTAGTCGCGGAATTCAATTTCGTCAGTGAACACATCCAAATCAAACTCACGTTGCGGAACGATGTTGATAAATCCCGAATCATCAAAGATCTTTTGGAAGTTTTCACGAAGGAAAGCTGAACGACGACGCTGTCCCATCACGCTCTTGCCCTGTTTGAACTCTACCAAAGGCACGATATCAAACAGATTGAGATGAGCATCTGATGCATTAACATTGTCCTTGCGATGCACCTGCTTCATGAGATCCTGGAACGAACCGCTCATGATCTCACCGTCTAACACATAAGACCTGCCAAAGGTGTCGATATGTTGTTGCAGATAATCTGTGATATGCGCAAAGTTTTCTAGAACTTTGCCGTTGCGAGTATACTGAGTCACAGTTCTTTGTTCAAAGTCTATGACAGTAAGACAACGGACTCCGTCTAACTTACGCTCTACGATTTTTTTACCTGTGAGCTTGCTTTCATGATTGGCTGAATCATGACTGAGCTGACACTCAAACACAGGCACTGAATACTGCGGTTTCTTAGATTTCTTAGCGATCTTGTTCACAGTGGTTTCAGATACACCACAGCGTAGATCTTTGATAAGGATACGACGATAGAAGTCGTTCCATTGTTCACGAGTGGCCACATCCATGGCCAACTGGATAGCATCACGAGCAGCATGACCGGTGAGCTCACGTTTATAAAGAGCTTCTGCCAACTGTTTGAAGTTGTCCCAACTTAGACCTTGACCGTCCTTGTCGCTGATTGGCACCTGTTTGACACCAAATGTATATAGGTTGTCTAGGCACATACGCACACCTTCAAAGAACTCGTCTAGTCCTTGATTCATAGCAGATTCTAGCACAGCCTCTTTGGCCAGACGACTGTTGTCTGCTTCTAACTGTTGAATAATAACCTGTGGTTGTGTTCTCATTTTAAACTTTCTTGTTGATCCAATTAGGGTCCCACATTTCTTCTGTGAGTTCTGGATAATACAATTCTGGTGCTACTGGTAATTTAGTTATTATAACATCGGGCGGCTGTTTTGTCAATTCGTTATAGGCGTTATTGCCGAAAGCCATTAACCATAGAACCAAAAGTGTATCCATATTTCTCCCTAGACTATCACGTCTTTTGTTGTTTTTCTATTAGAGTAAATTTCGTAACTGTGATTATCACGCACCCAATTCGCAAATGACTGTGGATCGCATTCAAACCATTCTCGAATATCTTTGGGTTCGATATCATCTGTGGATGTGAACACATAGATTTCGTAATGACGATGACTATTCATTTGAGCTCGCATGATCAAATGCTGAACGTTGAAACTAAAATTCTTTTCAACCTTCTTGCTCTGTTTGATGCTGTCAAACAAATGAGCCCTAGCCCAATTGTCGGGATGATATTTGGTGATTTCCTCAAAGAACTCTACACCCAAATTATCCCAACTGACAATATAATAACGCACAGTCTGCTCCTAAATTCTTACTATGGCAATAGTATAACATCAATCGTCATTACTGTCAACCGACCTGCGATGATCGTGATTTAACCCTGATTTTTTAGAATTACAATTTTGACATAGAGTTTGGACATTGGTATCGTCATCGGCACCACCGTCTGCTTTTCTAATTTTGTGATCACCGACTAGCATATTACGCATAGTTCTAAGTTTGTGATCTTCGTCGTCCCATTTTTGAGTTTCAAACCAAGAATCTTCTTTTGGATTGTAGCCGCACCAATCACATACCCATTTGCGAGAAAATGTCCAAGGGCGGTCAATTCGACCCAATCCTCCATACTCTCTTTGTTTGATTTGATGACCTCGACAAAGATGTCGATCATTTGGACCTTTAAACATCGTTAAAGGTTCATCACACCAACTCAGTTTACAAGTTGCACGACTTTCAATTTGTTCTTTGAGAGTCTGTGCATCCTTGCGTTTATCGAGAGTAGCATCTCGTAGAATCAAAATAAGTCTCCTTGACTAACAGGCCATAACGGATTCATTTTTGGCAATACGATGTCGGAAGTATTCTTCTTGAGTTGTGCCAATAAGAACGTTAAAGCAATTTTATTTTCGTTGTAAGAGATACCCCAAAGAGTTCCGTCCGGGCTTGGTTTATTATCACGCCACCAATCTTGATAAGACTTTTTAGCTTTGGCGTAGAACTCGTCAGAATCAAAATCTCCGCCCATTGCAGTCTTTAGTCCGCGAGCCACATCGCCGATATACTTGTCTGAGACATCGATCTTCTGAATCTTACACATTTTAAAGAAATCGTAGATCATCCAACTTTCTTTTGGTCGCACAGGTCTTGAACTTTTGCATACTTTAAAGAAATATTTGGCAAAATACTCTGTAATAACAGGTTCGTAATTTGGATCAATAAATTCATCTAAACGACTGTAAGCTCCCGGCTGATCAATGTCGTTGAATTTTCTATTAGTTAAGAAAATTTTGCAGTTTTCTAGAGCTGTGTATTTGTTCTCAACAACTTTCCATTCGCTATTGTTAGATTTATCTGCGCGAACACCAAAAACTTTTTGATGCACAATGTCAATGTGGTCTAACGGTCTTTTGGCATCACCGTTGAGAGAAATAAAACATTCACGCATTTCGGATTTTTGTTCAGATGCATATACAACAATAGGAACCTTACACTTTGAAATGTCCTCTCCTAGAACCTTAGATGCAATAATCCAAAGAGCAATAGCAGTGTGTTGACCATCCCAACAAACATAACGACCGGGCCTTGTGGGTTCGCGATACACACAAATAGGCATCACCAAAATTTGCTTGAAGTGATCTAAAATATTACAGCCGTGAATCAAATCATAAAGACGCTGTAAAGTGATGTCGATATCGATAAGATCGAGCGTAGTTTGTTGAGCAGAACAAAGAGTTAAATCATTCCACGTTTTAATTTGTGGATTGAGAGAACGAAAGTTATCAATGCTGTCTTCGAGTAAACTTTGCTTCCAAAATTCTTCACCAATAGAAGAACGCAATCTTTCAGCAAGACTTACATAGTGCGACTGACTTTTATGAAATTGAGAATTAACCTTGTCTGCGTATAATTGAGTAGCAGCAGGTGTTTCTCGAACAAGGGTTAATAGCATTTGAATCCTTTTAAAGTTACCTTAATAACTCTAATTATAAATTCAAATGCTATGATTGTCAACTCAATCTAAACCCAAATAGGTTGCCCAACTTGGGTGACCCAAATGATAGCCTTTCCGCTTACGTTTTTCGGCTAGATCCCAAAAGTGCGGCTTGTATGGTAAGACTTTTGGTTTGAACTTGCCCACATGAGCAGCCTTCTTGTAGTTGCAGGGCTTACATGCAGTGGTAGAGTTTTCCCAAGTGGTCTTACCGCCCTGGCTCACAGGATGAACATGGTCCAAAGTAGCAGTTTGATCTGTTACATCTGTGCCGCAGTATTGGCAAACATATTCATCTCGCAAGAACACATTACGCTTAGATAGTCGCATGGTGTTCTTTGGCTTTTGGTATTCTTTGAGCAGCAGAACAGCTGGCACACGGGTTTCCCAGCGAGCCGATCTTACAATCCAATCATTGTGCCATTCTAACACAGTGGCCTTTTCCAAAACCATATATCGTATGGCTTCCTGCCAGTCTACAGTAGACAGCGGAAGTAAGCTGATAGGTTGCATGTCTGCATTTAATAGTAAAGTGCTCATTTTGATTTCAATCTAAAGGGGATCGCTTTCGCGACAAAGTATTTAACCTTCAGGACTATTATATACTCACTTAATGCCGAAAAGCAAGAGATTTTTGCTACATACTTGACCTGCGTTACAATTTTCTATATACTGTAACTTTAATACAACAAAGGAACACTATGACACTAGTCCCAATGGTAATCGAAACTACATCCAAAGGCGAACGTGCTTTCGATATCTACAGCAGATTACTCAAAGAGCGTATCATTATGTTAAATGGTCCAGTTGAAGACCATATGGCTAATTTGATTGTTGCTCAAATGTTATTTTTGGAATCAGAAGATCCAAACAAAGACATTAACTTATTCATTAACTCGCCGGGCGGTGTGGTCACAGCAGGTTTGAGTATCTATGATACCATGCAGTTTATTAAATGTGATGTGGCTACCTATGTCATGGGTCAGGCCTGTTCAATGGGATCGTTTCTAGCCAATGCAGGTGCAAAGGGCAAACGTTTTATGCTGCCCAATGCTCGTCATATGATCCACCAACCATCGGGCGGTGCAAGAGGTATGGCATCTGACATTGAGATTTCATACAAAGAGATCATGCACATCAAGAAACGTCTAACAGAACTTTATGTCAAACATAATACCCAAGGTAAGACCTACGAAGAGTTCGAACGTGATATGGATAGAGATAAATTTATGAGCGCAGAAGAAGCCTTAGAATACGGGCTTATTGATAAAATTATTGAGAAAAGACCATGAACCAACAACCAACAGGAAAGTTAGACAAGGGCTGGGGCTTTGAATTAGTCTGGGCCAACAACGAAAAATACTGTGGAAAGATCCTAGTATTTGAGCGTGTGGGCGCAAAGACTAGCCTAGTGTTTCATAGAGATAAACGCAAGAGCTGGTTTGTCAACGAAGGAAAGATTCGTGTAACCTGGACTGATGTAGGCACAGGCGAATTGAAACAGGCTGAGCTAGAAGCAGGCAAGACCGCAGACTTTGCAGAAATGAGCCCCCATCAAGTGGAAGCTCTAGAACCCAACACTGTGATATTTGAAGTAGGAACTACAGATATTATTGAAGACCGTTTTAGACTTGCACCTGGTGATACGCAAACGAAGCCTTCAGAGCAGAAATAAGATCTTCAATCATTCCATCATCATGAAACGGAGTAGGTGCAAAACGTAACCGCTCCGTTCCCACATCTACTGTAGGATAGTTGATAGGCTGCACATAGATGTTGTATTCGTTTAACAGCATATCTGACACTGCCTTACACTTAACAGCATCGCCTACCAGCACAGGAACGATGTGTGTAGTAGAACATTCCATGACTCGAATACCGTTGGCATTTAATCTATGCTTGAGTTTTCTAGCACGTTCTTGATGCTTGTCTCGTATTTCATTATGATCTTTAAGATACTTAACTGCGGCTAGAGCACCAGCACAGGCCACAGGGCTCATTGATGTGGTGAAGATAAATCCAGCAGCTACTGAACGGATGGCATCAATAACATCTGCATCAGCAGCAATGTAACCGCCCTGGACGCCAAATGCTTTGCCCAGTGTTCCGTTAATGATATCGATTCTATTTTCTAAACCTAGTTCTTCAACTTTGCCGCCACCGTGTGTGCCGTAAAGTCCCACAGCATGAACTTCGTCGATGTAAGTTATAGCTTGATATTTGTCTGCTAGATCGCAGATCTGCTTGATAGGACTTACATCACCGTCCATAGAATACACTGACTCAAATACTATACACGGAGTATGTCCTGCTAATTTACTGTGAGCTAATTTGTTTTCTAGATCTTCTAGATCATTATGTTCGAATATCTGTTTGGCTGCTCGACTGTGTTGTATGCCTACGATCAAACTGTTATGGTTTTTACTGTCAGAAATAAACTGTATATTTGGCACGATCTTAGCAAGGCTGATCAGTGTCCATTCGTTGGCCACATATGCTGAACTAAACAGCAGGGCACGACTTTTGTTATGCAGTATGGCTAGTTCGTGTTCTAGAGCCACATGATAATGACTATGTCCGCCTATATTTCTAGTTCCGCCAGAACCCGACCCTGTTTGGTCTAGAGCTGTGTGCATGGCATCTAGCACTACTTTGTTCTGCCCCATACCTAGATAATCGTTTGAGCACCAATTAACTATAGTTTTAATGTTATAGGGCCCATACCATATAGCTTTGGGGAATTCACCACGCTCGCGAACAATGTCGTTGAATACACGATATTTGCCGGAATCTTTAAGGTCTTTGATTAATTGTTTGAAAGGTTCTTTGTTGATCATAGTAAACATATTTAACCGATAAATATTCAATCGGAGATTACAAATGGATATAGTTCAGTTAGACGTTCCTCTTTTTATTAGACTGCTAGAATTAGCTCGTGAAGATATCAAACAAGATGCAGACATACATGATCTTGCACAGAGAGTTATAGAACTCAGCAAGAACGGCCCGGTGGATATGGCACACTATGATGATATTGTCAGCTTCATGCAGAAACAAGGTAAGCCAGCAATCAAAGACGAAGATTTTTACAATGACGATATTCGCAGATTCCGTCAGATCGTAGACCTAGCAGACAAAGGCGATCCTACTGAATATTCAAACACTCCCAAAGAAGAATATGCTGCACCAGACGCAGTAACAACTCTAGCAGGTGGTGGGCCAAACAAACCTAAGCACGTTGATGATATACGAGGCAACAGTTTTAGAATCCACGGAGGAAATTAAAATGTCAGCTAACGGAATTTCAACTCTAGCAAATAAAAAACTAAGACAAGAAGCTAAACTAGCTCTAGCTGGACAAGACAGAGCAGATCAAAATCTTATTGAACCGGGCAGATATGCCGATACAACCGCAGACATTACACAACTACCTACAAAATATAAAGCAGATAATACTGTAGAAGATAATCCAAATGTAGGGGGTCTAATTCAGGGCCGCCCATGGGCATAATCAATGGGCATTCGAAATCCTAACTCAACAAACTACGTCCACAGTGACGAACCCAATCTCTACGACCTACACAAAGCATTAACCTATGATGCTGAAGGTAAGCCCAGTTTAAGAACACTAGATTCTCAAGCAGGCTACACTAGCAAGAACCGTATCAAAATATCAGATTATCAAACTGATTTCTTTAATACATTCCAATACGGTAAAGAAACAGATGTCTGGGATGAAAGCACTACCTTGGGAGGATCAGCTACTTGGAATACCAATACCAACTGGGTAGATATGGCAGTGGGCAGCACACAGGGATCTAAGGTAATTCGTCAAACTCGCAATGTGATGAGATATATCCCTGGACGCAGTTCTACGCTAACATATGCCGTAAGATTACAAACACCAGTAACAGGCATACGCAGGCGATTAGGCCTTTTTGATGAAAATAACGGATTTTACTTTGAAGATGCTGGAGTAATAGGTGCCGACGGGCTACCCGAGTATAACGTAGTGGTGCGCACCAGCACATCGGGCGTTCTGACTGAAACTCGGGTTCCTCGCAGTCAATGGAACGGTGATAAGTTAGACGGAAGTGGAATAGATTCAATAACTGCCGATCCAACAAAATCTCAAATGGTATCATTTGAATATGAATGGTATGGTGCTGGACAGATAATCATAGGTTGGGTCATTAACGGGTTCACCCATGTTATACATACCTTTAATCACGCTAACATAGCATCTCTGCCCTGGAGCTCGACACCTTTCTTGCCTATTAGATTAGAACTAGAGAATCTCACAGGTGTGGCAGGCACCCACTATCTATATCAAGGATCTAACAGCCTTATATCAGAAGGAACAGCAACTAAACTAGGTATCGCACAGAATATAACTGGTCCTATCACTGGTCGGACTATGGCAAGTGCTAATACATTTTATCCCATACTCAGCATCAGATTAAAAAGCACAGCCTTAAAAGGTATCGTTCTGCCTACATTCTTTCAAGCGGCCACTTTAGATAATACTTCAGTGTTTTATAAGTTAGTTCGCAACGCCACACTGACCGGCGCCAACTTTGTAGACATGCCCGATGCTAACTCATTCACACAATATGATATCTCAGCTACCAGTTACACAGGCGGAGTAGATATTGATTCGGGATTCGTTATTGGCGGTGGAGGCACAGGTATTAGACTAGATAAAGACACAGTCTATCAAATAGGTAGAGGCAGTCTGGGCACAGTCAGCGATATTCTTACACTGGCCATAGCATCGCCCAACGCTAACAAATCGGCACTGTCTGCAATGACTTGGATTGAACAGAGATGACATACAGAAAATATATTAACATAGTAGAAGCAGCCAACAAGGGCTGTCCTATTGCTACCTATGATATAGATGTTAACCTAAAGAATCGTCAGAAAGCCATAGACGAATATCACTATGGTCCTGCCAATCCAGACGAGCCAGAATCATATTGGAAGGATGCTGCCCGTCGTTGGGGCATCACAGAAAAAACAGCTAAAACTATGAAGTGCGGCAATTGTGCTGCCTTTGATGTTAGCGACAAGATGTGGGCATGTATAGAAGAAGGCATTAAAGGCGACAGCAAAGAAACAGATGCCATGGCTACTATACACCGAGCAGACTTAGGTTACTGTAACTTTTTACATTTTAAATGCGCTGGCAATCGTAGTTGCACAGCATGGGTCACTGGAGGAGCGATAGATGACAAAGACAGAACAGAATGAATTTTTATGTAATCATTGCAGACATCCTGCACACTGCGGACATAGCTGCCTAGACGAAACCTGCGATCACTGTTCAGAGTGCGCCTGTGTTCACTGTCAAGCCAAGCCACAAGAAGAAGAATAATGTTTCGTAGACATCAAGTAACACTGATGTCAAATCCTTCTTGCACAAAACCTGTAGAAGGTCTAGAAACACAGGACTTCAAATATTACGACAAAGACGGATTTGAACTTAATCTAGCAGAACAGAAGTTTTATTCTGCTATGGGTTATCCCATTAACTATCCTATACTAAATCATCGTTGTTGGCAGGAGCCTTGGTTCGAATTAGAAAAATCTGATCTCGGATTAATACTAGATCATTCTATGTTTTTATGTCGTTGCAATTACGATAGAGAAGCTGTCGATCAACTAAAAGAACTAAAAGAACTTATCCCTTCAGCAGATTATCTTTTAAGGACTAAACGTAAATGGGGTTTTGATTTTGCTTTAGATGCTGTCACTGAAGACGGCACCGTTTATGAAGTTCTGCACGTGGAATATGATCACTGCGACTATGAAACATTTAAGAATCGTATGATCTGTTTTGAATATACTGTTCGACATACTGATTGGCAAGATGCAGCTATCCGTATTTGGAACGCTAAAAACAAGTGGGATCATCTACAAGGGTTCGAACAAAATCATTGGAAAGCTGAATATTTGCTCGGATGGACAAAAGCTGAGTATACTGAAAAAGCCGTATAAATATACAGAGTTATTTAGGATCCTATAAATGAAAAAACTACTACTATTATTATTGGCAGTGCCCGCATTAGCACTGGCAGATAAAACACCACAAGGTGTTACTTATGATGCACAAATTTTAAGGGTGAACGACGGCGACACAGTAGTAATCAGTGCGCCGTTTCTTCCTAAACCGCTTAAGCCAGAACTTGCGATTAGAATCTACGGAGTCGATACTCCAGAAAAAGGATTCAGAGCCCAATGCCCTTCAGAAGATCAACGAGGACAAGCCGCCACAGCCTTTACCAAAAACGCTGTCGCTACAACCCAAAAGCATCAAGTTACGCTCTACGGATGGGATAAGTTCGGTGGTCGTGTATTGGGAGATATCATACTAAACGGTGTGAGTCTACGATCCGAATTAATACGTAATGGCTTTGCTCGTGAATATTACGGTGAGGCAAAACAAAGTTGGTGTAACTAATGAGACAAGAAAGTTATAAAATATTTGCGCAACTGTTAGAAGGTTATGTAGACGAAGCATCTACATCGCTGGATCTTATCTCCGGCAATCCTGGCGGAAAAGAAGTTATCGTCAAACTACACAAAGATATGCGATTAGCGCACGATCAAGATTATCGTCAGGTAGATAAAATTTCTTGGTCAGAACTAAAGGGTGCTTATCAAGGAGCATGGGTCATTATCAAAGGTGCTAACGGCACAGGGGCTATCAAAGCTCGAGGCGATACCTACGAAGCTGTGGCCAGCAGTGGCGGGGAAACTAGATCAGTTAAAGACAGCCGTGGTGGAAATATATTAGATTTCTTAAAAGGTGAGATTGGAAAACTACAGAAATTTTATGTAGGCAAAGGTTCTAAAGCTGTAGATGATAAAAAGAGGAACCGTTCAGATGCACAGGCAGGAACTACAGGTGAAGTTACAGTAGATACACTTACTAAAAAGTTTAAACCTTTGTGGGTTCGTGCTATCACAGCAGCTATCGCAGACATCAAAGGACACATTGCCAATCAGATCAAAAACGATGCGTTTGATAAAGCAGAAAAGAAACTTAGTCAGGTTAAAACTTTACAAAATGCTATAGACAGTTTAGAGGCAGGAGATTCGGATGTTCCAGGTAGTGTTTCTCAAGCTATCAACACAGCAGTATTGATGGCAGCTAGTCATCATTATCCAGAACAGACTGGTAACATTACCAGAGGTTACAGTAGAGGATTTAATGCAGAACGTTCAGAAGGCCCAAAGCAGTTATTAACAGATATATCCAATGGCGATCAAAAGAAACTGGGCACAGTTCTTGGATTCTTTAAAAGGACTTTGATATCAGGATGAAATTAAATCAAATCGTATTAGAAGCTAACATAGCAGCCAAACTCAAAGACCCCAAGATGATCAAGATGTTGACCATTGCTATGCGTCATGACGGCACATTGCCTAAAAATAAAGTAGCAGCACTAGGAACAAAGCCTGCAGACGATCAAGTCGTTAAGTTATGGAGTGAACTGTTAGACGACAGTCTTAGATCAACAGATTATGGGGACCTAAGTCAAGATGGTAAGTTTGACGATTGGCTCACTCGTCTTTATATCAACGGTGTTGTTGACTACGAAGATATCAACGGTGAAGGCGGAGATGCTCTAGGTGCTTGGAAAGCACTGAGCATCCGAGGTAAGCTCAAAGAGCCACATCAAGATTTCAACAAGTTCAAGAGTCTCAAACAGATACAGCGCATCATACAAGATAGAGAATACCGTAACGAGCTTGCTCGGATCAAAGATGCCGAAACTATCGAAAAACATAAGCGTGAAAAGAAAGAAACTACCTTAATCGATAACGAGCGTTTTTTAATTACATTGCCTTATAACTACGGAGCCTGTTATACATTTAATAATTCTGTTGGTTTCAATGCTAGTTTCTGCACAGGATCTAGTTCAGGCCTACGCTGGTTTGAAAGATATGCTCCGGAAGGTCCGATCATTTCGATCTTCGATAAAGAGAATCCAGACGATAAGAATGGTAAATGGCAGATGCATGCCCCTACTGGGCAAATGAATAATGGTGATCAAAGCGATAGTTATTCTAGAGGCGATAAAAAGTTTGCAGAGTTATTTCCAGGATTAATGAAAGAAATCATCAAAGCACTACAGAGTAAAGCCGAAGAAATCAAACAGAATTCGGAAAGCATTACAAGAGGTGGTTATGATGTTGCTAAAGCTATTGCTGATATTAAAGATAGGTTACCGGCTTCTTATGCATCTGAGGCACCTAAGAAAGATGAACCAGAAGAACCCGAACAAGATGCCAATGACGGCCCAGGAACTTATTTGGTAACACAAATAGCTTCAGGAAGAACAGCACGTATCGAAGGAGAAAATCGAGCTGATGTCCTTCGTAAGCTGACTACACGCTATCCCGATTCTAACGAGGCTGATTATAGAATCGAGAAGCAAAACTAACACACTACCTTAGGACGTTATCGTTACAAGTGTGTGCCCGGCTGCTGGGCAGGGGATTATGGGAGTCGTGCCCCGGAATGGTCCCCTAAGTGAGCTTTTACAATTTATATCATGCACATTGCTATATTTGTTCATCAACCAGCTTGCTCAGTTGATTCAGTTAATGGCATTATAAAATCTCTTTCTCCTCAACATTCCTTTAAATTATTTTCCAAAGATGAAGTAGAATCTACATTCTTCGATGATGTAGACTGTATTTGTATTCCCGGAGGCATCGGAGATGCAGATAGATTTGATAGCCTAATGAAATACAATGAAGAGCATGTTGTTCGATATGTAAAACAAGGAGGCCGCTATCTTGGCATATGCATGGGCGCATATTGGGCAGGACCTGATTACTTTGACCTACTTAATAATGTCAAAGTAGAACAGTATATTAGACGACCTAAAACAGATACCCATCGCCCACACCCAAAAGCCATGCCTGTGTTATGGAACGGCGAACAGCATAGGATGTATTTCTACGACGGTTGTGCATTTGAAGGCACAGGCTTTAAAACAATAGCAACTTATCCTAACATGGATCCTATGGCGATCATTCAAAACCGCATAGGATTAATAGGCTGTCACCCTGAAAGTAGTCAATACTGGTATAATAAAAAATACCTCGAACCGCATTGGCATCGAGGTATTCATTACAAACTTTTATTAGAGTTTGTTAACTCTTTCTAAACAAATACTTTTTGTGAAGATGCAATCTTGCCTGATTGTATTGAACAGCAGTAATAACCAATGCAGCTACCCAAGGTAGTATTGCGGCCACCCAAGGAACTAATCCTGCCCACCATGCAGCCATTAATGGTTCTTTCATAGCCATTAAGAATGCTACAGCAAATAACACAAATGATCCTAGAAATACTGTGTCCGGCCAACGTTGTAGTATCTTGCTGACCATGGTAGCACCAAACAATATGATTGGCACACTGATCAACAATCCAGCGGCGACTAAAATAAAACTACCATTGGCGGCTGCGGCAATGCCTAAGGCATTGTCTATGCCCATGACAGCATCAGCGACCACAATAGTTCCAATTGCACCCCAGAAGGTGTCCTTGGCTTCGATGTTGTGTTCGCCGTGATCAAATACCAGTTTCCAGCCAATCCATATCAGTGCTAGAGCACCTATGATCCTAAGTCCTGGGATCATTAATAGGTATGTTAGTGCCGCAACTGATACAAATCGTATAGCAATGGCTCCGAACGTTCCCCAGAAGATTGCCTTCTTGCGTAAGTGGTCTGGTAATTTGTTAGCCGCCATTCCGATAACAAGAGCGTTATCACCAGCTAATACAATGTCTATCAAAATGATAGCGAGAAATGCCCAAAGGGCTTGGAGTGTAAAGAGTTCCATAATTTTCCTTTAAAAAGTTATGGTCTCACCTCTTTGTCTATATACCGGACGCTGTTTCGCCGTGTTGACGATATATAGAACCCTAACTACAGGTTGGTTACTCCCCGAAAATATTTAGCCTACGATTCTCTCGTAGATTTCTTTCCAGTTCTTTACTCTAGGAATTTCCGGATGTTCAAAATCCATATTGTGTCCATGTTCCATAAGTAAACTTTTTAGACCTCGATCTTGACCAGCTACAGCATTGGTAATTTTATCTTCAATCCACCAATAGCCTTTGTCTTGATACTTGTCCAATACTTCGTCTTTATCAGCACCTGTTTCTAGTATGATAAATTTGGTAAATGCAGTTTCTCCAAACAACTTACGCAGATTCATTTTGCGTAGTTCCTGTGCATTCTCATCTGAACTCATAGATGTGATACAATGAAACACATAACCGTGTTCTTCGTGTAGCCGTTTAACATAGAACATGGCATCACGCAAGGGCGGTAAGAAACCCATATGTGCCGATTCATTAAACATCTTTATAAGTTTTTTGGCCTGCTCTTTTTCAATACCATAGCGTTTGCCAATATCGTATTTGAATTGGTGATCCTCGGTTTTTTGGAAACCATGTTGTTCCATCCAAACTGAGAAAGCGTATTCCCAATCTAGCAGAACTCCGTCTGCGTCTGTTAAAATGATTTTATTTTTCATACAGCTATTATACACTCAGTTAATTAATTTGTCAAGTCCTCTACAAGACCCATAAATACTGCATCACAGCAAAGGAGATATCGTGAAAAAACGCAATTACACACAAGACACAGTCCGCAAGTTACAAGGCTCATTACAAATTGAGCACACTTTAGCCAAACGTGGTGCTACCAAACTACGTGAACTTCTAGCTACAGAACCATACGTTAATACGCTAGGCGCATACAGTGGACAACAAGCAGTCCAACATGCCAAAGCAGGACTCAAAGCAATTTACCTATCGGGTTGGCAAGTGGCCGCAGCCGCTAACACCGCAGGTCAAACATATCCTGATCAAAGTTTATATCCAGTAAACTCTGTTCCTACAATCGTTAAACAGATCAACAATGCTTTCCGTCGTGCTGATCAAATCGAATACTCAGAAGGTAATGTAACTACAGATTACTTCCTACCAATCGTTGCTGATGCTGAAGCAGGCTTTGGTGGTGCGTTAAACGCATACGAATTGATGATGGCCATGATCGAAGCAGGTGCAGCCGCAGTTCACTTTGAGGATCAATTATCAAGTGAAAAGAAATGCGGTCACTTGGGCGGTAAGGTTCTAATTCCTACTAGCCAAGCGATTCGTAACCTACAGGCTGCGAGATTGGCCGCAGATGTAGCAGGTGTTGATACAGTTATTCTAGCAAGAACAGATGCAGAATCAGCAACGTTGATTACCAGCAACCATGACCCGTTAGACAAGGATTTTATTATCGATGAACGCACTGAAGAAGGTTTTTACAAATTTAAAAATGGGCTTGATGCATGTATTAGCCGAGGTCTTGCTTATGCCCCTTACGCTGATCTCCTATGGTTCGAAACTAGCACACCTGATATTGCACAGGCTAAGAAATTCGCCGATGCTATACATGCTGAGTTTCCAGACCAAATGTTGGCTTATAATTGCAGCCCTAGTTTTAATTGGCGTAAGTTTTTATCTGTAGACGAGTGCGAAACATTCCAGCGCGAGCTAGGTGAATTAGGATATAAGTTCCAATTCATTACACTAGCAGGATTCCACAGTGTTAACCTAGCAACATTTGAATTAGCAGAAGCATACAAACAACGTGGTATGGCTGGCTACAGTGAAATGCAGGAACGTGAATTTGCCGCCCAGGCTCGTGGCTTCACAACCGTTAAACATCAACGTGAAGTTGGCGTTGGTTACTTTGATCTAATCAGTGAAGCAGTTGGTGCTACCAGCACAGTGGCCAACAAGAGTTCTACAGAAGCGGAGCAATTTCACTAATGTTAGAAACCATTTGCGATATTCTAGTAGAAGCATATAAGCGCAATTGGATTACGAGTAGAGATGGCAACATCTCTATTCGTCATCACGATAGAGATCATTTCTATGTTACTCCTAGTGGTGTGCGCAAACAGACAATGCAACCTGATCAGTTTAAAAAGATTAAAATAAACAAATGTATCAATAGCGGTGCAGGCACAGCAGAAATGTTGTATAGTTGGGAGGAAATGCCTTACAGCGATATCAGTATAGGATTGAAGCCCACAGGTGAAATGCCTCTGCACTTTGGTCTACAACGTGAAATATACCAAGATGAAGTTCGTGTAGTTACTCATATCCATCCTACCTATATCGTTGCTGCCATGCATGCCGGAATCGAACTAAGTGAATTGGCCAAAGATTTTCCAGAACTTAGTCGTTATACTAGAGTAGCACCCAATGTAGGTGATGTTCCGCCGATATCACAAGAATTAGGCGATCAATGTCACGAAAAGTTGGGTTTAAATCCAAATACTGGAGAGATTAAGTATGATATAGTTGGAATTAAAGGACATGGGGTCGTGGCTATAGATTCAACGCCATGGCGGTCTTTTGAACATATAGAGAGATTAGAACATATTTGCAAGATAGTTCTAAGCTCAGGGAATTATTAATGATTGAATTTATATACACCTTGGTAATGGTTCAAATTACCATTGCTTGTGTCACGCTCTATTTGCACAGATCGCAGACACATAAAGCAGTAGCTTTCCATCCGGTAGTTAATCATATAATGCGTTTTTGGTTATGGTTGACTACAGGTATGGTTACTAAACAATGGGTAGCAATACATCGCAAGCACCATCAGGCCAGCGACACTGACTCTGATCCTCACAGTCCGCAAATTTATGGAATTAAGAAAGTGTTATTCGGTGGCGCATTATTGTATCACGAAGCCAGCAAAGATACAGCCATGGTCGAAAAACTAGGAGTTGGAACTCCTAATGATTGGTTAGAGCGTAACATTTACTCCGCACATAGTCGCTTAGGGATTCTATTGATGTTGGTCATAGACCTTGTTCTTTTTGGACCTGTAGGACTGTTAGTGTGGGGTATCCAAATGATATGGATACCGTTCTGGGCCGCCGGAGTAGTAAACGGATTAGCTCATTGGTGGGGATATCGTAATACAGATACCAAAGACACTAGTCGCAATTTATGGCCCTGGGCATTGTGGATTGGCGGGGAAGAATTGCACAACAATCATCACGCAGATGGTGCCAATGCTAGATTTAGTCAGAAATGGTATGAGTTTGATATAGGATGGATGTATATCAACATACTTAGATTTTTTAAGTTAGCAACAGTTAGATAAGAAAAAACCCCCTTAAAGGGGGTTTCTCTTTTCTATAATAATGCTCTACGAGCTATATTACTTCTTCACGCCTTGATTAACAAAAGAATACATCTTTTCGGCGGTTTCTAATACTTTATCTAAACCTGGGAACTCAGGCATATCTACCTTAGACAATACTTGTCCAGTTTTGTCGTCGCGCTTCACAGATACTTCCCAACCCTGCCACTTGTAATTAAACTCTTGACCAACCAAATCCTTAGCCATTTCAAGAATTTCTGTGCGGATTTCATAACCGTTCTTGTTAAACTTAACTTCTGGTGCTTTCATTTCTAGTCCGTTTGTAATTGACATAATTTTCTCCTTGTGTGTGTATGTCTAGACCTTTAGGCGGTCACATCCTTCTTAGGAAACAGATACTTACTAACTGATTCCACAGAATATTTAGCCATGTCGATAGTGTTGTTCACAGCCATCTTGGCGAATTGTGTTTGTGCATCGATATATGCGTGAGCTGCTTTGTTTAGTGCAGGATCTTTGAACACTTGATCCGTAACGATCTTCTTAGTGTTTTGAAATGAGTCAATGTAAAAATGTGGTGAAAACATAACTTCTCCTTGTGTGTTTGTGTATGTATTATTATATATCCCTGAGGGATAGAAATCAAGAGTCAGCATAGTCAAAATCTCCGATCCTGTTCTAGCAATTCTATCAATTTCTGACAGTCTTCCCAGTCTGTGAATCTTCTAACGATTTTTCTGTTATAAGGTGTGATACTTTTTAACATTATATCGTCTTCGTCGAACTGGGCTACGGTTGTAACGTAGCCCCACTGATTGCGCCAAGGTCCCCAGGTATCATAAGGAACCTCTTTAAAATTGTAAAACATATTATTTTCGGCAAACTTCCTGCGCTTCTCGCCATTTGCCATTGCGGGCCAATTCTGCTGCATATCTAGCCTTGCCAATTTCGCAGAGAAAATCCCATGTGGTTTTTAGAACTTTTTTGAACATTTCCGTCTCCTGATGTGTGTATTAGTATTTATACTGAGATGTTGCGCACCGCACAAAACAAGGGCATTTGACAACAAAATAAGTTTAGTTTACAATATGATTGCTTTGAGTTAAATATAATATAAACGGAAACTCCGATGAAACTACGAACCAGATCAATACTGCAAGAATTGAATGAAATAGCAGAAGTCCGAAACAAGGACTCTCTGTTTGAAAGCAGAGCTACGAATATTATAAATTCAGCTATTAATCTATTAGAAAGCATCCATAAGAACTACTCTCCAGAACAGGCAGATGAGCTAGAGCGTAGATTTATCAATGCTATCCGCGGTCAAGATCCTGCTAAATTTACAAGAGGAATACGTAAAATCGTAGAGTCTCGCAGAACTAATAAACATCTAGATCAAACCAATGACGATTGAATTATTTGAAGGGGGCAATGTATTCAAAGGCCCGGACAAAACACCTCTAACACGCAGAATTAAGCGTGAAGAAATCCCTACCACAATAGCTTTTCTGGAAAAAGAAACCGGAGTGGACTTTACCACAGACAAAGACGAAGAAGGTGTTCCAATTAAATGGTTAGGAACAACTGGCCGTAAGGTAGACAGCGGCGACTTGGATCTATCAGTAGATGCTAACGAATTAGATAAAAAAGAATTTGCACAAAAATTAATCAGTATCTTTGGTAAAGATAGTGTAAAACTTTCTGGTGACAATGTTCATTTAAAAACACCAATCAATGGTGATCCATCAAACGGATTTGCTCAAACAGATTTTATGTTCAGCACCAATCCCAAGTTTCAACAAGGCAGTATGTTGGGTGGCGGCGCAGATAGTCCTTACAGAGGCGAACATAGACATATATTATTGTCTAGCATCGCTAGAGCAAGAGGAATGAAATATAGTCCTAAGCACGGATTAGTAGATCCGGAAACCAATGAACCAGTTCCTAATGGCGACGATTGGAACGTTATTTCAAAACAACTGTTAGGTCAATCAGCCACTGTTAAAGATATTCGCTCAGTGGAAGCTATCATCAACTATATTAAAAAATTACCTAACTACGAAGAATTAATTGCTGCCGCACAAGAAACATTAGGACGTAGCGGCATCGAGCTACCAAAGAAAGAAGCGTTGGAACATTACACTCCTAATAGCCCTAGTTGGATGCGCAGGATCATTGACATAGTATCATGAGAGCATTTGAATTTTTAACAGAAAAATGGAGCGCAAAATACAAACGCTCAATCAACTGTTCAAACCCTAAAGGGTTTAGTCAGAAGGCTCACTGTGCTGGTCGTAAGAAAAACGAAAGTGTAAATGAAGCCGAAGCTCCTGCTCCTAAGAAAGTAGGCCGTGAGTTCAA